GGAGTCGCAGGAATTGCAGGGCTATGGGCTGGATATGCTATACTAATAAAAGTTCTATCCTAGGAGGAAAAATGAACACAGAACAACTAAAGGCACTGCTTGCATCATACGGACGTTCAGTCCTTGCATCAGGTCTTGCACTATACATGGCAGGCGTAACAGATCCAAAGGATCTATGGACTGCACTTGTAGCAGCACTTGCACCAGTTGCAATTAGAGCAATCAATCCTAACGACAAGGCTTTTGGTATCTTGCCAGATGCTAAGGCTGTAGAGATGGCTCTGAAGGCTGCTAAGGCACCTGTAAAGAAGGCTGCTAAGAAGGCAACTGCTAAGAAGGCAGCGCCAAAGAAGTAATATTTACTTACAGAATTGCCAGTCTAGAGATAGGCTGGCTTTTTTGTTTTATGAATTAATTAAATTAATATATTTTTCTTTTAGTGACTGTGTTGAAAAATTGTTATTTCCAATATCAAATGCTTTATCTTTTAATTTTGGAATATCTAAGCCATAATAATCATCAACTAACTTACCAAGCATTTTAGCATTTCCATCATAAACATCAAGCATTGTTCTTGTTTGTAATTCATCAATCTTTTTAGATTCAAATAACCAATCATTTGGCAAAACCTTATTATTTGGAGATATGTCAGTCATAAAAACTGGCAGGGCACTGATTAAAGCCTCATTCATAGGAAGACATAGCCCAGCATATCTTCTAGGAAGAATCATAGCGTCAAACCCCTCATAGAGGCTCTGGTGGCTATCTGGATTTGAGTTGTCAATAGTTAATCTTGGATCATTACATTTTATGTCTAATCTGCTCTGAGTTTTTATTATTAATTCATAATCACCAATAGAATAATTAAGCATTTCAATTACTGTGTTAGTGCCGTTTCTATCTTTGACAGCAGCCTTCCCAGCAATGTGTAATAATCTTTTATGTGTTTTGTTTTTATTTATTTCTCTTGCCTTAGCAAATAGATTAATGTCAGTCGGTGGCGGTAGATGAACAACGCTTGTCTTATCTCCAAACTTACTAACAACATCTTCAAAGTTCCATAGACTAGGAGCAACAAGAACATCAGGCAATGCTTGTTTAGGTTTTGCTAAATAATCTAAAAACTCATAGTTATACTGAAGTATTGTTTTTATTCCACGACCTTTTGCAAGATCAACAAACCTTGGATTATAAAATAATTCACAACTAATAACTACATCTAACTCTTTTAAGAACTCTGAAATTTCGTTAGTATTTGGAAAACCTTGTATCGTTGTTTGACAATTATACTCAGAATACCATTCAGGATGCTGCTTATTTTGATTAAAAAAACTTGAGTTAATAAGCATAATCTTATCGGGATTAAGCATGTTTACTAACTCTCTTGTTTGATTACCAAGACCTGTATTGTCTGATCTTGCAATTATCCCTAGTCTCATGAGTCCATATCTTTATATAGTTGTTTTAATCCATTAAGCGTTCCTATGTCCATATACTTACCGCCAGGACTTACCGATCTAATATTAAGACTCATATCTATCCAATCTTGTATTTGTTTTCCTGGATGCTCTAGTAGTGGATCAATATATCTAATAAGGTTTTTACGAAACAACATTGTTCCCCACATATCTGGGTAATCACAGTCAGATACTTTGTCTCTAGATGACATAACCTTGCCTTCAGATATTGATACTTGTCCAACTCTACCCTTAAGTTCTGGATCACAACTCCAGGTTCCAAGAACTAGATCTCCAGAAGTATCCATCATCTTTTTATAAATATTAGTTTTGCATCCAAGAATATATGTGTCTGGCATTCCAATTAAAACGGTATCGTTATAATCTCCAACCATAAACTTAACAGCATCAGACATAGTTGAAGGCTCACGAACAACCAACTTTATATCCATGTTCATATTTTGAATAATAGGAACCCATTCAGCCCTTGTTGAAACTCTAACTTCATCACATACTTCTAGCATTTGATTAACATGCCACTGAAGTATAGATTCTTCTTCTGAAACTGGTAGACAAAACTTTGGAATACCACCTATTCTAGATGCTTTTCCTGATGCTGGTAGGATTCCTATTGTAGCCATTACCTTAACCCATAGTTTTTCTTTAGTGTTGCTATATCATTTACTGGCCAATAGTCTAAAGATTTTGTTGGATCATTAAAGGGGTGCTTGTATTCTCCCCAACCTTCTCTTGTTCTATCTCCACCCCATTTAGACTTAAAGTAATCATGAACACCATTAATATTTATTTTTAATCCATCAATAGTTGCACCACCATCTACTTGACAGGTTACATCAACTTCTGCTGCTTCAGCACTAATTCTCATCACATAACTTATCGGAGTATTAGGATGTACAAAATAATCACGCCAAAAAACTGCAACGTCTGATTCAGGATTATTGATTAACTGCTCTTCAAGCAATAAACACCTATGATCCCAGTCGCAGTCATCAAAGTTATAAGGATAAAAGTTTTCATCAAAATATCCAATGGCTGAAACTAATTTTTTATTTATACCACAAAGATGCCAACCATGCTGTGTTCTAAACATTACACCTTTAAAATCATTAAGCATATCAATAATGTGAGAGAAAGGTTTATTAAATAACATTGAAGATGAAACAACAAATGTCCAGTCATGGTTCTTTTTTAATGCTATGTTCCATGATCTGGCTAAACCAATATTTTCTGATTGATACTCTACTTGAAACCCATACTTCTTTTCAAATACTTCACACTCTCTATTACCACTGTTGTCTATAAGTAAAACATTTTTATCTCTTATAGACTCCATGCAGTTATAAATTCTTTCTGTTACCCTGTAAATGGGTATACAAATTAAATAATCAATCTCAGTATCTATTTGCATAGATATATCCTCCTCTTTCAGGGCTACCCAAAATATCAATTCCAAATTGTTTTGAAAGTTTTTCAATCATTTGGCCAAACCTTCCATCAAAAGACTTATCAAATTCAAGAACCAATCTATTTATCTTTGCTAAAGTTTCTGCTGGAGTGTTTAAAATAAGATCAAACTCTGCACCTTCTATATCAATCTTCATAACATCAACTTCTTTAATATCATAAGTTGAAAATAATGTCTCCATGGTTATTGCTAACACCTCTGACTTATCTTCTTCTGCGTCTACAATACTGCTATTCCCACCACGATTGCTAATTAAAACCATCTTTTCTTCATGCCAGATAGCATTGTTTACTATAGTAATGTTTTCAGTAGGATTATTTTCTATATTTTCATTAAGTAGATATAGGTTATTTGGCTCTGGCTCTACAGCGTATACTTTGATTTTACTATCATCTGGTCTATCTTTATTAAAACTATCTACAAAAAGGCTAACTGCTCCAATATTTGCACCAACATCAACAAAAACACCACCACCAAAGAATTGACCCTGATGTATTCTATATACATTTTCTATCCATGTTTCGTTAATTACTTTATAATCAAGGTTATGTTCATAACTAGGATCTTCTTCATACGCTCTTATTTGAAAATTATAATCTTCACGCTTTAAAATAAATGTCATATATTTAACTCTTTCAATATATTTTGCCATCTATTTTTATAAGTATAGTTAGACTTAACTAATTCATGACCTGCTTTTCTAATTGCTTCACGCTCTTCGTCATGCTCTATGTAGTAATCAATTAGTTCTTTTAGTTGATTAAAGTTACCGTACTGGTAAAATACCAAATGTTTTTTGTCTTCAAACTCTCTTTCCATACCCTGAACATATGGGTGAATCATAAAACCACCACGACCTAAAGTTTCATAAACACGATCAGACCAGTAATCTGGGTAGTTAAAGTTTATACAAAGAGTATCACCAACAACAACTTTTGTAGACCAATAAAGTTTATTAAGTTTTAGTCCACGAATTGATGGTAATCCACCACTTCCATAATGCTTGAAGTTATTTCTATATTTATCTTCAAGCCAATCAATAAGTTCAGTTCTGTAGTTCCATTCTGGATGATACTTTTTACTACCAACAAAGATAACTTGATTATTTAATTCTGACTCTTTATAGATACACTCTTGATCATAAACTCCAGCAGGTACATAGTGACCAATTACATTTGTTTTTAAATTAAACCATTCAGACATTTTTTTATCTACCGTAAAGAAGTGTCCAATATGTCTATATACTGGATGAGTATCTAAATCTTTTTGTCTTTGTAGTCCAAACCAAAGATCAAGGTGGTATGTCATTGTTGGTATCTTGTAATCTTTAAGTGTTAGCAAGACCTTATCCATTTCAAACTTTCCAGGAGTCTTCCAGCCGTGTGTATGAATCCATATGAAAAGGTCTGAGTCAACAGAAGACTTTAATATGTCTTCGCTCTTAGCCTCTGTTTCTTGTAATCTTATTACTTTGTGTCCCAAAGATTCCAGGGTATTGGCATGGTGACTTTCACTAGTATAATCAACACGAAAGTTACCAAGAAAAACTATTTTTGCCACAAATACCCCTTTGTTTTAATCTATTATAGCATCTCTGGTAGGATTTGAACCTACGACCTACACCTTAGAAGGGTGTCACTCTTCCGCTGAGTTACAGAGATCTAGTACACCAGGTAGGACTTGAACCTACGATAGCCGAATTATGAGTTCGGTGCCTTAACCAACTTGGCTACTGGTGCTTGATTTATAAGTATATTAAAATTCTTGATCAAAGTCAAGCCAGTACTGTTTAAAACTATTTGTTGGTTCAAGATATCTAACCTCATCAATAATCTTATTCTTTAATGCAATCTTAATCATGTTATCTGAATAACTTCCTGGTTCTGGTTTAGCAGAAAAGTAAACAACGTAGTAAAGAGTATTATAGGTTTTTATTAATGCACCATTAGCAATTGCTTTTTTAACATTGTCAGTTCTTTGTGCCCCTGGTCTTTTACCTTCACCAGCAACACCACCTTTAGCCTCAACATATTCAAAGCCAGAATCTGATTGTGCACGAAAATCTACTTCGCAACCAGCATCCTCAAAGCAATAATTTCTATAAATATTAGTAAAACCCCTATTGACCAAATCTGCATGTACAAGTTCTTCAAAAGCATCTCCAGACTTTTTAGATTGTGATTGAAAGTTATTCATATGTTTATTGTATCAGTTTACAAATGTATCTTGTTAACTGGCTCTTTAGACCAGTGTATATAAGATTTAATATATACTGCTCCATAGGCTATTGCTGCAAAAATAAATCCGTACTGCTTAGTAGTAATAGCATACACCATCCATAGACATTCATTTACAAGTAACATAAGCCAAGCCCAGATAACCTTACGTCCTACAAAAAATGTTCCCGTTACCCCAATTGCTGCCAATACCCAAGACCAGTACTGCATATTAATCCTGCTTTACTTTATAGGTCATAACAAAATAACATACTAAATACCCAGCGACCAGCGCAGGGATCAAAAATAAAGCATTAATCATCTTCTTCCTCAAATTCTCT